GACTTGATACAGGTAATTCAGTCCAGTGGAAGCGGTGCCGGTGGCCAGTTCCTTGGTGACTTCCCCCAAATCCCGGATGCTCAGGCCCGCAGGCGTGTTGGGCGGATAGATGCCATAAACGCTGTCATCGCCGAACTCAATCATCCATGCGCTGGTCACGTTGGTTACGGAAGACCCTCCGCCATCCCACACGTTCGGAACCCAGGACTGGTCGCCGTTGGGATACGATTCCTTGTTGTTGAAGCGCGTGGCCAGCCCATTGAAGGCCCCGGCATTCTGCGAAAGAGAGCCGTAAATCAGCGTCGATTCCATCAACTGGAACAGACCCTCGACGTGGTTCATGTCCTGGTCGGCACGCCACGCATTCGGGTCGTTCTGTAGCTCCCACAAGTCCTTGTCCACTTCCGAGTAGTCCTCGAACAAGGCGATGGGATCGCTGATGGGAGCGTTCTTCGCTGCCGTGGGCTGGATGCCCTGATTAAAGGTACGCGTGCTCGCAACCGGCAAGGAATCGGTGCGCACGGCGATGTTCGAGAGAATGTTGTTGCTGGGTTTCATCGGCAGCATTTTGACCAGCGGGGTCATGCGATCGAGAATTCTCTTGGGCAAAACAAACCGTGCCGCCGCGTCGGCGGAGGTATAGTTCTGCACGATGTCGAGAAGCGTGGAATACGGCAATTGTAGAACATCTGTCATAGCCAATCTCCTTTACGGGTCAACCTTTCTTCGGAGGTTCTGGACTCTTGTCATAGGCGATGAAGGTGACTTTCTTCCCGCCCGGCAGAGTTGTCCCTCCCTGCGGTGAACGGTCTTCACCCGTCAGGGCGGCAAATTTCAAGAGCATCCGAATGGTGGTCGCCCGGTAAGCCGAGTTCCCATTCTCGAACGCCTTGTCGAATTCGCCTTCTCCGTACTTGGTCCACAACCGCTTGGCCAGTTCCACGTTGGTATCGTACTTATCGCCCATCTCGCTTCTGAGTTTTCCTTCCGCAGCGGCCATTTCATTCTTGATGGCGGTGTTGTGCGCCTCCACCATTGCTTGCATCTGTTTGTTCCAGGAGGCGCTCAGGGTCTTGGCTTGCGCCTTGGTAAGACCCAGAGAATGAAATTGCTGCTTCCAGTGATTCGTCCACTCGGGGGCGTTTTTGTCCTCTCCTTCAAACTCGTAGTCCGTGGCTGTTTCGGGCCTTCCTAAAGCATTGAAATACAGATTCTTGTCCTCATCAGTAGGGTTATCTGGAAGTTTGGGTACATAGTCGCCAAGCTTTCTCTCTAGTTCGGAATACTTCGCGGTCGTTTCAAGATAGCTTTTACCAAGTTCTCCTACTGTCTTGAAAGATTTGAAGGTTTCGTTCTGTTGAAGATCGCTCGGCAAACCCGCACGCCATCCCAAAGATTCCTTAACTGGTTCGGTGTGAGTCTCTGCCACTTCAGGCATACTTCTTATCTCCTAACTTCATACTTCTGTGTACTTCCCGATGACAAAGTAAACATAACGTAAGACCATTGTCAATTGAAAACCTTAATTCGGGAAAATCGGCAAAAGGCTTTATGTGATGAGGATGAAGGATTGTGGACCCTCTTTTCCCACATTCCTGACATGTCCAGTTATCTCGGGCAAACACTGCCTCTCGCCACAACTTATACTCGATAGAAGTTCTCAATCTTTTGTTGATTGGGGTTCTTCCGTCCTTCCACCCAGGGCCTTTTTCACCGCGCTGACGTTCTGATATTTCTCTGCGAACGGATTCCTGATTGAAAAATATCTTGTGATGTTCTCTTATTTTCTTACGTGTTTCAGGAGAGCACGGCTTTCCCGTATTGATTGCTATAGCTTTTGCTAAACCATGAACTGGAAACTTATGGCCCCTATGGGACTCAGACATATGAAGGCGAGATTCTGCGGTATGTTTTCGTCCTGTGTTTTTGAGGCTGATTCTCCGTCTGGTTTCTTCTGATACTGGTCCGCGAGGATAGACTCCGCTTGGCATTAACTTTTTCTAGGAGGCGATGGTGAATTCACGTAATCAATCAACTGCCGTGGGCGCTTTTTGGCCTTAAACTTGCTGAAGTTTAGCCTGCGCCTCGCCATCAAATCCTCGTCGTCGTTCTTCGCGGCAGGAGAAGCTCCGCCTCCCCTGCCTGACCTTCCTCCGACTCTGCCGCCGCCAACCATCTTTACACGTCAGATGTGAGGCGGATAATTACCGTCGCCTCAAGAACAAAGAGCGCCCGCTTGCCGTTGGCAGGTCCGGTGATTGCGTTTGCCGTTGCGACTTCCAGGCTGGTCGCCTGCCCGGAATTGTTGTAGACGCAAAACACGACCGGAACCAGGTTTGCAGGCCAGTTGATGGTGGTCGTGCCGGAACCAGCATTGGTGATGACGTATTCCGAACCCTGGCTCTGTGCGGCGGTGAGGTTGACTGTATTCGTGGTTCCGGCTCCGCCGACGTTGATGGACTGCAACTTGGTAACTGCCAGAGTTGCGGGAGCCACTTCCTGCGGAATCCTCAAGCCATCGCCGCCCGGCCACAACACGTTGTCGTAATTTGGAGCTACAGGTCCTGCCATTTTACTTTTCCTCTCTTAGCGGTTTTAGCCGCTTAATGCCGTGCCATATCCCACCACAACTTGCCTAACCTCTCCGCGCCACATCTAATCCTTCCGTGGAAGTAATCCCAATTGGCCGTAAATTAAATCCAATCCTCCAGCCATCCGCAAAATAACAACGCCAAGATTGTATGTCGCCACACACGCAGCATCATTCGGGTCGAGTGTTTCACCGAAATGGCAAAGTGTCAAGAGGTCGCCGAGAACAATTCTTCCTTCTTCGCTTCCAAAGACGTTCCTGTAGTGCGTCTGAATCTCTTCGGGAGTCATGCTGGACGTTCCTCACCGCCTCCCAAAAGCATCTTCAATGGACTTGCTGCTTCCGGGGCCTTGCTCATGGCGGCAGCGGCCTTGGCGAGTTCCGGAGCCTGCTCCGCTATGCGCGCCTGTTCCGCCATTTTGTTGCGATGCTCACGAATCTGCAAGACCATGCGCGGGTCGCGGTAGCACTCGGCGGGATAGCCGAGCTTGTTGAGCACCAGCATCAGTTCCTTGTCCGCGTCAATCATGTCGATAACCGTGGGATTGAGTTGCGCGAGTTGCGTGATGACCGCATGGCTGGTCTGAATCGTTCGCACGGTATTGAGCCGGGTCTGCGCTTGCGCCAGAGGGCCAAGATACTGCACTTCAACGGGGCCGTGCTCGCTGTCGAGAAGAATCTGCGGTGGCGTGGGAATCCGGCCCGCAGCGGCTTCGATGGAATAGACCCGAAAAATTAGGGGGTCGAACGCCTCGGATTGCAGGTTGCCCACGCGGGTGCCCAGGATGGCAGCCTTTTCGCCCTGGAGTTCCGCGATTTGCTCCGTAACCATGCGGGAAGTGTCTTTACCCTTGGCGAGTTGCGACATCATCATAAAAACGTCGGTGTGGAAATGCTCGTTGATGACCTGCCGCACCTTGTCCTGGAATTCGATATTGAATGGCAGGTTTTGCACTCCGGTTGCTAGAAGCTGAGGCATCCGGGAACGCAAGTCTCCCCGGTTGGCCTCCAGATACGTGATGCCGTTCGGTCCCCGCTGAATCGCTCCACGTTGGTCGGAATAAGCCGCTAGAGGAGGCTCGGCAGCCTTTTGCGCCGTAATCAGGTTGGTGCGCCCCATCTGATTGGCCAGCGAGATGGAAACGAAGGCGTCGTGCGCTGGCCCCCGACCGTAGACCTCATCATCGTTCACGCGGTAGCGCCAGGTGATGATGGGCATGGAATCGTAGCCGGATTCCTTGGCGATGACGTTCTTGGAATCGGCCAATTCCGGGCTGGTTTTCCCGGTTCCCAAGGTCAGGATTTTTCCTCCCCGGCAGTACACCCATTCCGATACCCACGGCTTGCCCTTGGCGTCGATTCTCCAAGGCTCGTAATCCTCGCGGGGATAGACCGCATGGAGCACATCGCGTTCCCCGTGCATGTTCGATTCGTAATCCCGCTCGAAGTTCGGCTCGATGCTCTTCATCTCTTCCCAGCCGAATTTTTGGGCGAGTTGCCGCAGGGTCATCTTGTAGACGCGATAGCAGGTATCCACCTTCTTCCACTGGTTTTCGGCGATGTAGCATTCGCGGAAATGAGGCACGGTGAAGACAATAGCGTTGCGAACTATATCCTCTTCAGCCAATAGATGAGCGGTTCCGGCACTGCCGCCGTCGCGGATGAATTCGGGAAACACATCGTAGAAATTCGAGCGGTTGAGTGCCGAATAGGAAACATCCTGGGAATCTTGCAGCCAGCGTTGCACTTCGGGATAGCTGTCCACGCGCTTGCCGGACCACGCTCTCATGCCCGAGGAGCGCGGAAAGTTGAATTTACCGGGAAGCTCGAAAGCGAACCACGGCTGGTTTCTTGAGCAGAGATTGCCAACCATGCCATCCACGAAGATGTTGCACGCCAGCATGGCGGAGTCATCGTAAACGTATTGCCCGGTTTGCTGGCCGTCCCACAAATCCTTGTCAGTGATGAAACGGCGACCGTGGTTCACGTAGGCGATGATGTTGTCGATCATCGGCTCCCAGAACAATCTTTGTTCCGCCAGAACGAGAAGATTTTTCAGGCAGTCTTTGGCCTTCTGTTCATCTGTCCTCTTGCCGAGTTTTGAAGGATTGTATCCTCTCGACGTTGCATACTGCTTGGAGGTCGAGAATAGCGGGTAGGGCATTTAGGCTCCCAAAGAAACCATTGCTTCAATCGTTCTACGAATGGCCTCAACAATCAGTTCATTGTGCGCAGTACGTGTTGCCCAATCTTTCTGCTGTTCTTCCGACCAGAACAAGTCCCTATCATTTACTAGCATTTCCTTTAAGTTTGGTAGGTTGAGACATTTCCTCAAAGTCCAACAAGGTGTTTCTCCTCTTTCCATCTGGGGCATAAACGAGCTATCGGGGTCGCGTCCATCAAATGAAAGAGCTACAATGGTTCCATCGTTTTCCTCGAAGACTTTGACAAGCATCTTTCAGGCTCCCAAAGTCGCTCTCGTGGTGGACGAACCGCCGCTGACTCCCATTGGAGAAGTCATGATTGTGGAGGACATTCCTCTGCGCTGCATCATCGCCTGTGCCTGGGCCATCGCTGCGGCCGTCGAGGCTTGTGCTTGTTCCCGAGTGGTGGTGGCTTGCGAAGGGGCGGCGGGAGCCTTCGGCTGGTCGAGAGCGGCTACCAAACCCCCTACTCCCGCGGCAGCGGAAATTCCCATGAGGATTCCGGGAATGGCCATCATAAATTACCTCGCCTGCGATTCCGCTACGCGCTTGACCGTACCGCTCCTGACCGCACCTGGACTGGACTGACCGTGCCGTGCCTGCAACGCCTAGCCATTGACAACCCGTACAAAAAGGATTACTCTTTGCACGTACCACCAGAAGGGTCGGTTCTGATGGCGGTCTTAGCTTACAAACTTCCTCTCCGCTTTTCAAGCCTATTCTTCTGCATCTCAAATCAGCAGGAGAAAATCATGTCAAAACCAGAAGCGCAAACATCAGTCAGGTTAGCTACCAGCGTGCAAATCAAGGCTCCGGCGATGAGCGTCGGGCAATTCGAGATTCACGGAACGGCCCCGCTCGTCATTCACCGCTTCAGCGAAAAAGTGAAGCGGCAGATGGAGCAGAAGATGCAAGAAGGAAAATCCGCAAGCTCCAAGAAAAACCGAGAAGCAAAAGACTCCGAAGAAACTTTCAACGAAGCTCGTTACATCGCCAAGGAAGGCTGGGACGGCTTTCACGCCGCAGCCATCCGTAATGCGATGATTTCCGCGTGCCGGCTGGTCAACTTCAAGATGACGCTGGCGAAGCTGTCCATCTTCGTAATTGCCGATGGATGGGACAAGAAAGAACCGCAAATCCCTCTCATCCGCATTTATGGCAAGCCGGTAATCCAGAAAGACATGGCTCGCGTGGAAACCGGGCAGCCCTACGTAACGATTCGCGCAGCGTACCACGATTGGTCCGCGAAAATCCGAATTCGCTGGGACAATGAACAGTTTTCACTTACTGACATTTCCAATCTTCTTTCGCGTGTGGGAATGCAAGTAGGCATTGGCGAAGGACGGCCCGACTCCAAAAACAGTGCGGGAATGGGTTGGGGCTTGTTTTCCATAGAAGAAAAACAACAAGTTGCGGCGGACTAGGCAAAGCAGGAAGGACATGGCGGGCCTGGGCGGAGAAGGACATGGCGGGCCTGGGCGGAGCCTAGTTTGGCGAGGCGTGGAACAGCAGGCATGGGACGGCTTGGTAAGTCTCAGTAAGGCGAGACGTGGAATGGCAAGTACAGGCAACACTCGGAATCGCAGGCAAGGTCGGGAGTGACGAGGATTGTCCTGGATTGGCCTGGCGCGTCAGGGTGAGTTGTGGAATCGCAGGATGGGTGAGGCCGGGAGAGTAAAGACGAGGACTATCCTGGGCGGCACGGAATCGCAGGCCAGTCTAGGCGTGGACAGGAAACGCAGGCTAGGAGCGGTGAGGCGCGCCCTGTCCGGGAGGAACATGGTCTGAAAAGGAATAGCAGGAGAGTCTGGGCGCGTCAAGACACGGACTGGACGGGCGGGGCTTGGCCGGTCACGTCCCGGAATAGCAGGCTACACAAAACAAAGGAGATAGAATGAAAGACGAACAAGTAATTAACGAATTGAAACGCATTGCCTCGGAAAATCGGGGTATCCTGCTGCCTGAAGCAGTGGTGCAGGCAGCCAAACCAAGAACCTCTCCACTTCACGATTACTTCGAGTGGGACGATAGCGAAGCCGCGAAGCAATGGAGAATCCACACGGCACGAAAACTCATCAATGTCTGCGTAGAACTCATTGGCCCGAAAGAAGATGAACGGGAAATGCGCGTCTTCGTTTCGCTCCGTTCCGACCGGGACGAAGGCGGGTACCGTCTTTTGGACCTCGTAATTTCCACAAGAAATCTGCGCGACCAGTTGCTTGAAGATGCGCTGGAGGAAATGAAATACTTCCGCGAAAAGTACCGGGATTTACAGGAACTTGCGGAAGTGTTTGAGGCAATGGACAACGTTCTAGTCCATAAATAGACGTGGCAGGCGAGGCCAGTAACGTCATGGAACGGACGGACGTGGTCGGGATAGGCGTTGCAGGAGAGACACGGCATGGACGGGTCCGGTCGGTTCTGGCGAGACGTGGCAGGCGAGGCCAGACGTGGCAGGGCGAGGCGGGGACTGGAGTGGCAGGTTTGGCTACTTCAAGACCAATCCATAATTCAGGGGATTGTATTTTTCTGTCTGTTGATTTTTCTCAAGAAGCATTTTTGCGAGATACTGGTCTATCTCCGGCTCCGGCCTGTGGTAAATGGGAGTCTCCATACAGGCGTAGCGAAAACAATCGCAAAAATCTTTGAAATCTTCTTCGGGTCGGTCCGAATCTTGTTTCCAGCGATAGTTAAAAGCGTCCTGAATGGGGCCACGGTCTCCGCTACATCCATTGGTGGCAAACATCATTCCAGGGAATTCTCTCCCTCGTAGAGCCGAGTATTGCGGAGTTAGGTAATTCTTTACAATCTTGTGACCTAGCGCCACATCGCCCGGAGACGAATGCGAAAGCGTGATATTCCGTATGCCTGCCTTGTCGAGTTCTTCTTCCCAGGAAGTTTCGCCTTCCGCTGTTTTCACAGTCCTTGCTCCGTACTTGGCATCCAAAATGACGAGCGCGGGATGCTGGTAGCCCTTCTCGGCCCTTCTCACCTTGACCTGGCGCACCATGTCGTGAATTGTGCCTCTGAGCAGGAGGTAGGAGTACCAATAAATTCGATTAGCGGGCTTCCCGGCAATGGCGATTTCTTCAGGTGACACGGCCCCAAATAGCCATCTCGTAGGTTTGGCATCGTGCGGGTCCACCACCTCAATCCTCATCCAGTCGGGGGGAATGTCGAAATCGGGGTAAAGATGGGTTTCGCGGGAGAGTTCCTTGTACACCATTCCCGACAGGTGCTTCCACTTGCCCTCTTCGCGGGCCTCCCGCTCGTCTGGGTCGGTAATCTTCTTGAGGTAGTTTTCGATGCCGGAGCGGGGCATGAAGCCCATGACCTTGCGGCAGTTAGGGCATCTTTTGACTGGACGTATTTGCCCCGGTTGCAGACGTTCGGGGTCATTTTCGGGAATGGTCACATTGCAGGCGCGGCACCAGTCCTGACAATTCTCCCAAACGGAACTGCGGAATGTGGCAATGTCAGGGTCATCTCCCCCATTATTGAACGCCTTGAGCGAAAAGAGGTTGTAAATATATGGCTCCTTCAGGGGGGTCATGGTCAGCCACGAAGGGGCGTTTGTGGACATTTTGCCACGTTCTGCGGCATTTAGGATGGGCTGCGGGGGAGGTTCATCCCAGTGAATCCATTGGCAAGGCACTCCTTCGTAGCTCTCGGCAGGCTGCACGTAGGAGCGGAAATGGATGGTACTGCCGCAAGGATTGCCGTTGTAGTCAAATGTAAGAATTAGGCTTTTGAGCGAGCCATCCGAATACTTGGAAATCTGCGGGGCGCAAAACTTAGGAATCAGTTCCGTGAAGCGCGGTTCGATGAGTTGTGCTAGGGTTTGACCCGCCACTTCGCAACCCACGATTCCCACATTCGGAACCTTGATGTTGATTTTGTAATCCGGGTCGGTCGGCTCCAGCCAGGGCCGGAACCCCATCGCATGGGCTATGTCTTCCGCAATCCCAATCGTCGTTTTGCCGCCCTGGTTGCCACTTTCCAGCAAGCGCGTCCGGGGAGTTCTGCCAAAGCTGTTTTTCAGACGAATGAACTTTTCCTGCGTAGGCAGCATTTCGAGGTAAAACAGCTTGAGGTATTCGCGGATTTCGCCGCTGATTTTGGCTTTGTCAATGGGGTCGCCGGGTTTGTATCCAGCGAGGAATCCAGGAACTCCGGCATCGGGGGTGGGACGCTTCGCCACGGGGCTAGTTTACACTAATTCCTACGCTTTCTTTCTTCTGTCTTCCACCAACATATCGGTCGCCAACCCAACGCGAACCACGGGGGCGAGGTTCTATTCCGTACATCTTAAATATTTTTGCCAAAGGCATTCTATATAGTCTTTCCAGTACGGTCTTTGAATATCATGGTTCATCTCCACTCAGAATCCGATGCTTCTGCTTGGCCGGGGCCAATGTCAAGCGTTATTTGGTCGTTTTGTGGCTTTTACTTTGTCGTATAATCTCTGCAATTAATTGCCCGCCTCGGATCATGACGTTCAGAAGGAGGACGGCACAAATGAACTTTTGGACGTTTAAGATGGTTTGGATATTTGTTGTCATTGAGTACCTCCCCATATATTAGTGGCCTAATTTGACTCAGTGCCTCTAAGAATCTGCAATCAATGCAATTGATAGAAGTATACCGAAATATAATACGAAAATAATGGCCAATTCAAAATAGATTCTATGTGCTTTCTTTGCCATCTCATTTACCTATCTTTCATTTCCTTTGGTTTTCTTACGGTCTGCGTCCTTCTTTTCCGAGTATATAACCCCAAACAAGTCCACCAATCCAAAACCCAATTCGCATCATCAGCCTGTACATTTCAGTGCCTCTTTCCACAACTTGGACTACGCTAACCCATAAATCCGTTCTGGTAGTTCCTTTAAGCCAATGGTCGGCAGGATGTCGATATTCCAACCAACCCACCAAAAGGGCATCTCGTCTTGTTCCAGGGTCCAAAGTAAGTCCGCATCTGATAGTTCAAACCATTCACCCTTATGCCTCTTATCGGAAAATCGATCATGCAGCAGTCTCTCAATTCGGTCCATATCTTGAAAGAAGCACTGGTATTGAGCGAGTAGGTCTGCCTGGAAAGGGAGTTTTGGTTCTACCCCGTTCATTCGGTCAATAACCGTTTTGGGACGTTGCCACCCTATCGAGCTTTTCCCAATTTTGTAGTACGGTCCAGCCTTGATGATATAGATCATTCCCAGTCTGGTTTCGGCATTCATTTCACAATCCCCCCGCAGAGCGTGCAGCGGTATCCGACTTCAAGACCGTGGGGACAAGTCTTGCGCTTTGCAGCCTTCTCTGAAACTCCTCCCGCAACAGCCGCAGCGGACACAACGCCCCGTTCCACCACACGTACTCCTCTACGCCGTGGCACGTTTTCCACTCTTTCACTCCCCGCGTCCGCTTGTACTGCCCCATTCTTCCTCTCCGTGTCCCAGTACGGCGTCCTGCATTTTGAACACCTTTTCGGCTTGCCGTATCTAGTTCCCCATTCCCATCCACACCGTAAACACTTAAAAACCTCAAATTTGTCTGATTGCGCCCTCATGTGCACCCACCGATGATGCCTTGCACAAAGCCACCTCACTTCAAAAGGCTTGCTGTAATCTTCATGGTGTCCGTGACTCTTCGGGTTCCCACACTCTTCACATGGCCTTCGCACCAACTTCCCGCGTTTTATAGCTCCACGCGCTCGTGCCGAAACTAGATACCGTTGCAATCCATCATACACATGTTCTGGATACCACATACCGGATACCTTGTCAAGCCCTTTTAGCAGAAAAATCGCTGGAATGGTCGGTACAGAGTCAGACCACCCCCGCCTGAATGGGGGGCACACCCCCTAGTCCAGAAGCATGCTTCAACTGTGTCCTATAAGGTTTTATTATGTTAACCTGTAGTCGTTGATATGATTGGACTTAGCTGAATATGCCCTATAATGGTGCAGTTTTGCGTACTGGGTAGTACTCACTGTTCTCCATCTCGCCTAATCATCCCTGCCACATCGAGCAGGACTCGCACATTCACATTGCTCGTCGCGTCGCCAACGAGTAAAGCCCGCTTATCGAACAAGATACCAAAGGCCACCGCCGCAGCGCCCGCAGACATTTTCTCGATCTTCTTCTGTGTCATGGATTCAATTAGCTGGTATCCCTTTGCGTCGAGAATATCCGCTTTGTTTTCTTGGTAGTCCCGCAATTCTTCGTCGGTATGTGGAGTCAAGAACGATGACAATACACGACTTGCGTTCTGTCTGCTACAACCTGCTCTCTTAGCAAGCGCTGATGGGCCAAGGTCAGGATAACGTCTTTTGTCTCTACGTATTGCTGCTGCTCTCGCCCCTTTGGGTAGTTTTACTGGTGCTTCAACGGTTATTGTAGGCTGATCCATGCGCCGGATTCTAGCGCCGAGTGGTGACAAATGTCAAATGTTATGCTTCTTGGCGAAGTGACGAAACGACCGATAGGACATTTTCAATTGCCGTGCTGCCGCGATTCGATTCCCATGTGCTTTAGTTAGAGACTCGCGCAAGAGTTTGCTTTCTAAGTCGCCTACATGGGCATCAAAACTAAGCTCTTCCTCATTTTTCTCTTCAGAGTTATAACCGCCCAGTAGGAGAGCTACATCTAGTGCAATTCCGTTCTTGTTGTACTTGGGTTTAAGCCATGCGATTAGAAGAGTTTCAAGCTCCGTTGCTTGAGCTTGGCTGCCACAAAGATAGACACATAAGCGGTCACATTCACTTATGGCCTTGCTCGCGTGTTGGTGTGTTTTGGTAGCGAAGCGATGCAGAGCATTCTTGCCTTTGCCTACATACAATGCGCTCGCTCCCCAGTAAAATACGTAAACTCCTATGCCGCTTAACTTGCGTAATGTCTCACCACTTAACTCAAGCGGCTTGTCTCCAATGGATAACTCTCTTATTTTCTGTTCTATACGCTCTTTCATGGACACAGAATGTCACACTTGACACTATTTGTCAAGGATTTTGGACACTATTTGTCAACCTGTGTTTGCTGTGACACGCACTAGTACCCGCTAAGCTGCTGATTCTTATAGAAACGGTGCTTTGGCGCTTGGCTTGCATGTTTATCTGAGCGAACGCAGATTAAGTCTAGGATGAGGTGGACAAATGACACCGAAGCCGCAACAGCTCGCATATTTGTGGCCATGGAAATACTGGATGACCATTGGAATTGGCGTAGTCTGCTCCGATAAAAATCCGGGTGATTGCTTCATTCTTGCCTCTGATCGGCTCGGTTCTTTCGGAGATGAGTTCTCGACGCGCAGACATTGCAAGATGTTCATCCAACCGGAGCAGGGTCTTTACGCTGTATCCGCAGATGACATCGGAAATGCCGCCGAACTGCTCGCGGGTATCTATCAGCAATGGGCAGCCACTCCAGTGCGCAGTCGGGGCTACAACCTGATAAGACTAGGCATGCAACGAGCTGCATACGAATACAAGCTGTATCAGTTCGTGACTTCGGTATTGCCGCAATATCCCATTGATCCGAAAGTGGATTGGAGGATAGAAGCCGCAAAATTGGGCCTTACTGACAAACTGTTTGAGGAGTGGCGTCAGACACGGACTGGATGTGAGTTGATTGTGGGTACCTATGGTCTCTATGATGACGGGCGATTAATGTCTCATTTGCATTACGCCGCTGAATCTGGAGAAGTCACGCCCTTCCCCTCGTGTGGATTCGGTGCAATCGGTTCTGGCGCGGACAATGCACTTTTTTGGATGTCTTATCGAGAACAGAGCCTAGGAATGAGCGTTAAGCGTTCCGCTCTTCATGTCTACGAAGCTAAACTGATGGCCGAGCACTCCCCCCACGTAGGGAGGGACGATATCGAGTTGTTAATCGTTACACCTGGACAGTGGTATCAATTGACCCATAAGAGGCGAAGCGTCGATGGATGCCCTGTATCTCTCGATGAGTTGGAGGAATTACACCGAAAGTTCGGCCCCTCAAGTACGCAATCACTAGGAAGCCTAGACGGTGATTTACTGCAAGGAGATCGTTCATGACAAGTGAAACTAGGACACTGATAGACCTGAATGACATCGAGGGTCTGGAAATTAAATGTCTTCATTGTGGTATGCAGGTTCTGTATCCGG